GTAGGTCTACATGGAAACGTAAGATGAATCCTAATTCAGTTAATATTGTAGGTTACAATAGATATGATTTTGATTGGTCAACTCGACCACCGACTAGGACAGAAAATTCTAAGTACAAGATGTTAAAACCTATTCGAATTAAAGTAACGGAGATTTTAGATGATTGAAGTAACATACCTAAATCACATGGGCAATGACCTGTCAGTGGTTAATGCTGCAAGGGTTAGCTTTGCTAAAGAGTCACAATGGTCTGTCTTTTCTGATAATATACTAGAAGATAGAGATCGTAAGCTAATCCACTACTTAGCTGAGCATAAGCACCTCTCACCATTCGGACATTGCTTTGCATCCTTCGTTGTTAAGGCTCCAATCTTTGTGGCTAGGCAGTTGGTTAAGCATAAGTTCCTACGTTGGAATGAGATCAGCCGTAGGTATGTAGACACTAAGCCTGAGTTCTATGAGCCTGATGCGTGGCGTGGCAAGGCAGAAGATAAGAAGCAGGGTAGTGATGGTGTAGTAGACGTGGGTGACTGGGGTGATACCAACTGGGCCTGTCTTAAAGCTTACCAAGACCTCTTGTCTAATGGTGTATGCCCAGAGCAAGCACGTATGGTGTTGCCTCAGTCTACTATGACAGAATGGTACTGGTCAGGTAGCCTGGATGCCTTCGCTGCCATGTGTAATCTTAGGTGTGCAGGTGATACACAGTTAGAGACTAGGCTAGTAGCAAATCAAATATGTGACAGCATGAAAGAACTATTTCCTACATCCTGGTTTGCATTAAGACTGGAGAAGTAGATGATTAGTGCAGCTTTAATGTGCTTGGCTATGAATGTATACCATGAGGCACGTAGTGAAGAAAGTATTCTTGGTCAGTACGCAGTGGGCCATGTCGTAATCAATAGGGTACACAGTAGTAAATGGCCTGATGATGTATGTTCTGTAGTGCATCAAGGTTTAAACAAAGGTAAGCATAGGTGTCAGTTCAGTTGGTACTGTGATGGTAAGTCAGACAAACCACACGAAGAATTAGCATGGGCTAGATCATTAATAGTTGCTGATAACATACTGTCAGGTAAGGTTCCTGATGTTAGCCGTGGCTCAACACACTACCATGCCTTGTACGTTAAACCGTACTGGTCTAAGTTACTAGAGAAGACGATGATCTACGGGTCACATAAATTTTATAAATAGGAGAGAGAACAATGACTAAGATAGAACTTGCAGGGATTGTCGGAGGCGTCATAGGTTTTGCACTAGGTATACTAGCTACATATCTTTTCTTAGCCTTGTTTAGTTTGGATGTTAGAATCTTTTTTGTTTAGAGGAGAAGGCTATGAGGTACGCAGTAATGTTTGAGATAGAACGAGATGAGTGGGTCTATGCGTCAGGAGAAAATCCTTTCACAGCTAACTCACCCATACTCACCTTCGCTACACATGAGGCAGCAAGTAAGGAAGCAGGCAAGTATCACACTGGTATTGTAGTCCAACAGGAAGGTGATCTTAGGGAGTTCGATAGGAGTGAACGAGCTAGGGCTGCTGTACGTTCCCGTTTGAATGGGAGGATGTAAATGTTTACAGTTGAATACGAATACGATGCGTCTGTGGTTATATCTATAGATGAAAAGGAAGGCTATGAAGATGTTGAGATGCACTTGTCGGAGGAGGGTACTGTTTTCTTTAGACAATACGATGAGGATCTAGATGATCATCACTTGATAGCAATTTCGTATCAACAGCTTCTTGACTTGTGGGCTTCAATGAGGCAGACTGAAGGCCTATTTAAATTAAAGATGTTAGGAGATTAACATGACACACGGCAACACAACAGTAGAAGACCTGATGAAAGAGTATGATCTAACAGGGGATGATGTTAAGCTTCTTATTGAGCAACACGTAGTCGATAAGAAGTTTGAGGAGGAGTTAGAAAAATCGTGGGATACGATGGACTTTACTACCTTTGACAAGGCAGGAGGAATATGAGTTCGGTGGTGATGATGTCAGTAGATCAACCAACACAACCCTGCCCCTACGAATCATGTGGTAGTTCAGATGCTTTCAACTACAACACAGGCGGGTACGGTAAGTGTCACTCATGTGAGCGTTCTTACCCTAGCACAGAGAAGATGTTTGACTGGGCCTTGGAGACATACCCTGTCAATAAACGTAAACCTCCAGTACAACAGCGTCAGATAGCATCAGCTACCAATGCTGGTATTAGGGGCTTAGACACTGACGTATCTGTACTGTATGGTATACAACTCCAGATGGATGCTGAAGGTGATCCAGTTAGGTATGCGTTCAAGTATCCTAATAACGTTAAGTATCGTGGCTATGATGAGAAGAAGTTCTGGACAAAGGATAAGGGTACACCACGTGAACTGTTCGGGCCTGACTTCAACGCAGGGTCAAGCAAGCGTCTGTATATAACAGAGGGTGAGTTCGATGCAGCCAGTCTGTACCAAGCCTTAGGCAAAAGCTTTCCTGTTAAGTCTATACCTAGCGCCTCTATCTCTGATAAGTTTATCAAGCAGAACTTTGACTACATGAACAGCTTCACTGAGGTTGTCTATGCGGGTGAACAAGATCCTGCAGGTAAGGCAGCGGCTGAACGTCTGTATGCTTTGTTCCCTGAGAAGTTCTTCTATGTGCCTATGACTAAGCACAAGGATGCCAACGACTTCATCATGAATGGTGACCAGGATGATCTTAAGTGGTCAGGTCTTAAGCCTCAGAGGTTTAGTCCAGACAACTTCTTTGTGGGTAACTACGAGGTAGAGAAAGCTATCACGACAGAGAACCCATACGAGTACGTACCTACTGGACACTCAGGCATAGACGATAAGATACGAGGTCTAATCAAGGGTGGACTAACCTTCATCAAGGCTATGCGTGGTCAAGGTAAGACAGAACTGATACGCTACTTTGAGATAGGGCTACTCAAGCAAGACACAAAGGTAGCTATGCTACACATGGAAGAGATGAAGTCTACCACCTACCGTGCAATGGCTACCTACGAGCTAGGTTGTAATGTTCGTACTAAGGAAGACGCAAAGGAAAACGGTGTGACTGAGGATCAGGTCATACTAGCAGCTAAGATAGCTTCACAAGATGACAAGACAATAGTCTTTGAGATGCGTGGTCACGATGATCCTATGCACCTACTCGACTATGTGCGTCTGGCTACTACAGTGTATGGTGCTGAGTTCATCTTCATTGATCACGTGCAACGTCTGGCCTATCTATCTAACGCTGGTGTTGAGGGTGCTACTAGTACGCTGACTACCTTGGGCGCACGTATGGCACAGCTTGCTAAGGAGTTAAACATTGGCGTTGTCTTTATCTCACAGGTGAATGATGATGGTCGCACTAAGTATGCTGCCTCACTTGAGGAAGAAGCAATCGTGTGTATCAAGTTGGAGCGTGACACTGAGTCAGAAGATGAGACAATACGCAACACAACTAACTTCATCGTTGACAAGAACCGCCCCTTCGCTAAGCTAGGCAAGTCGGGTAGTGTCTACTATGATCCAGACACTACAGTACTAGAGGAGGTTTCATTTCAAGTATGAAGATTGTTATTAGCGATATAGAAACTAATGCTGTCATAGGTAGTGACAAGCTTTGGCTGTGTGGTGGTAAGGATGTGGACACAGGTGAGGTCTACAAGTTTGAGAACTGTCATGAAGATACTGTAGCTAAGGCTGCTGCTATTGAGTGGCACAAGTCAGTCGATTACTTTGTTGGTCACAACTTCATTCAGTTTGATGCACCTGAGATAAACAGACTGCTTCAGCCTAGGCTCATTGATCCATCTAAGGTCATTGATACTCTGTTAGTGTCACGTGTTGTGGACTACGGGATTGAGATACCTAAGGGTGCTAGGTCTCCACATAGCTTAGATGCTTGGGGTCGTAGGCTTGGGGTACACAAGGGAGACTTCCATAACTTCAGTGAGTTCTCACAGGAGATGGTTGACTACTGGTACGGTGACTTGGATACGACTGAGGCTTTGTACAATCACTTCTCTAAGTACATCTACGATGAGAGTTGGAAGAGATCACTACGTGCAGAGCATAACCTACAGATTGAGTTGGTACGTACTAGGTACTACGGGTTTGCCTTCGATACACCTAAGGCTTCTGGCCTACTAGCATCTGTACTAGATCAGATGTCTACCCTAGAGGATCAGTTCCAAGTAGACTTCCCACCTAAGCTTACACCTGTGAACACAATGATGTACCGCCTAAAGATAGATGGCACTGAGGTGGCTAGTGTTGTGAAGGCTAAGGAGAAGTATGCTCTGACCCAAGTTATAGGTGAAGACCTAGTGTGCTACAACTGGATCGACTTCAAACCTGGATCATCTAAGGATCGTATTGAAGCACTGTGGGATGCTGGCTGGAAACCATACGACAAGACTGTCACTGCTATTAAGTTTGCTAGGCTGTCTGTTGGTGATCCATATGGTAAGAAGGGTGTTGGTATGACTAAGGAGTTCTACAAAGAAAAGAAGAATGACCTAGCCAAGTACGGGTGGGCTTGCTCTGAGGATAACCTTGAGACATTACCTGAGTATGCACCAGAGGGGGCACGTTCACTAGCTAAGTGGCTGACCCTCGAAGGACGCCGTAGTTCCCTAGTGGAGTGGATCAATCAGGTAGGTACTGATGGGCGTATACATGGTACTATTAATAACATTGGTGCATGGACAGGTAGATGTGCACACAACTCCCCCAACACAGCAAACATACCATCATCCTTTCATGGCGAACCTAAGTCAGCGGTTGAGGAAGTTAAGAAACAATATGACTCTGACCTTCGTTCGTGCTGGACTACACCTAAGGGTAGCTGGCTGGTGGGTACAGATGCAGACGGTATTCAGCTTAGAGTATTAGCAGACTATATGTGGAGACACTTCGATGCGGATCAATATGCACGTGCTATTATGGACGGTAAGAAGGAGAATGAAACAGACATACACAACGTTAACAAGAAAGCTTTGGGCCTTAACCATGCGACACGTGACATGGCTAAGACTTTTATCTACGCTTGGCTTCTAGGAGCAGGTGTTGAGAAGACTGCACAGATACTCAAGGTTAATAAGGATAGTGCAGTGAAGGCTAGGGAGTCATTCATTAAGTCTATTGATGGTCTCTCTGATCTAAAGAATAGACTTGTTCCCTACATAGCGGAGCGAGGTTACTTCACAGGTTACGATGGACGCCAAGTTAAGGTGCCTAACGAACACAAGACGTTGGCTGGTATGTTGCAGTCAGCTGAGAGTATTCTAATGAAACACACACTGCTTAGCTGGACGACTGAGGCACGTAAGCTTGGCATCAACTTCAAGATGGTTGGGTTCATCCATGATGAGTACCAGACAGAGGTTATAGGAACTAAAGAAGAGGCTGAAGAGTTAGGTAAACTCCAAGCTAAGTGCATGGAAGAAGTAGGGGTTGAGCTAGGATTTAAGATACCTACACCTGGATCTTATGATGTAGGAATAAATTGGCTTGACACTCACTAATAAATAATTGTATAACAGAAACACCATAGATAAGAGGTACGATAAAATGGCTACTGAAATTCTTGAATTGTTTGGCACACTAGACTGGGCTAAAGTATTTGAACACAACCGTGATCAAGCGTCATGGAATGTTGAGACAGATGGCGAGTGCAAAGTCACCATCACTCTTGATGAAGACAACGCAGATAAGCTTAAGTCAGCTGGCTGTCAGAAGAAAATGGAATCCGTTGAGGGTGGTACTAAGGTTACACTTAGCCGTCCGTTCAAAGGCAACAATGATTGGGGTAGTGGTACGCCAACTGTTGTAAACGTTAAGGGTCTCGACTGGGACTTTGACGTAGACGGTTTCATAGGTAACGGAAGCACAGGCATGGTACGTGTAGCCGTTTACGATACATCGACTGGACGTAGGGGTACACGTCTAGAAGCGGTGCAGGTCATTGATCACGTGACCTACGAGTCTGAAGGAGGAAGCTCCTCCCCTTCCTTCAAAGACTTATCCTCTAAAGTTGAGGATACTAAAGCTGCCCCTGTTAACAAAGCATCCAAGAAGAAAGCTACAGTATCAGAAGATACTATTCCTTTCTAGGTGTTTTGAATTTGTGTTGTCCTATAAAAAAGCCCCTTCCCTTAGTTGGGTGGGGGCATTCTTATTCATAACAAGGGAGAGATATGGTGGAAGTTAAAACAAACGATACGCTGGTGCATGACATCGAACAGACTATACTAGGTCAGAACGGTTGGGACACAGCTATCGGTGAGTTTATGTCTAACAACATAGCAGACATGGCTGAGCAACGGTTTGGTAAACCACAGGAACCTCGTTCATATCTATCTCTCTCATCACTAGGTACGCCATGTGAGCGTAAGCTTTGGTACAAAGTTAATAAACCTCTGGAGTCAGAACCACTAGGCCCAGATACCCTATTCAAATTCTTCTACGGTGACATGATCGAAGAGCTAGTACTAGCTGTAGCATCTGTGTCTGGACACTCAGTCACTGGTATGCAAGACCGCATGGATGTCCACGGCATCAAGGGTCACAGAGATGCTGTCATTAATGGTATGACTATTGATGTTAAGTCTGCATCACCTTACGCCTTCAGGAAGTTTAAGGATGGTAACCTACGTAAAGACGATCCCTTTGGTTATATCTCACAGCTTAGCTCCTACGTGTACGCAGCTGTTGATGATCCGCTAGTAACTAACAAGACACACGGTGGTTTCCTTGTAGTCTGTAAGGTTAGTGGGGCTGTATGCCTAGACGTGTACGACTTCTCTGAAGAGTTTGATGGGAAAGAAAGCACAGTCAAGCACCTCAAGGCTATGGCTAAGAGTGAAGACCCACCTGAGAGAGCCTTCGAGCCTATACCTCAGTCTAAGACAAGCACTAATGGTAACATGAAGCTTCCGTCTACCTGCGGTTACTGCGACTTTAAAAAGGTATGCTACCCTAAGCTACGAAAGTTTATCTACAGTGACAAACCACTGTACCTAACTAAGGTAAAGAAACTTCCTAACGTAGCAGAGGATTTAGAATACCGTGGTGAAATATAATAACAAAAGACTGAGGGGTATCCAAGAAGGTTATCGCTCAGGCCTTGAGGTAGACACAGCTAACTACCTAAAGAAAAGAAACATCTCCTTTACTTACGAGAAAACAAAGATCAAGTGGATAGACTTACGCAATAGAACCTACACACCTGACTTTGTTCTAGGTAACGGCATCATAGTGGAGACTAAGGGCCGCTTCGTTACTGGCGACAGAAGGAAACACAAAGAAATAAAACGACAGTTTCCTGATTATGATATAAGGTTTGTCTTTACAAACAGTAAATCACGACTGTATAAGGGTAGCAAGTCTACATATGGTGACTGGTGTACACAACACGGCTTCATCTATGCCGACAAAGTTATACCAGAATCCTGGTTAAAGGAGAGCAGTAATGACTAAACAGTTTAAACCATACGCTGAGATACTTAAGGTAATCAAAGGCCCATTCGAGAACGGTGAAGACCTTCCTTGGAACCTGTGCCTAACTAAGTACAAGTATGACAGTGACCTACATGAGGAAGAGTTTTACTACGATAACATGAAGCAAGCTATGGACGACGTAGACTTTCTATCTAGTAACGTTAGTCTTATTATTGATAGTAATGGTAAGTCCCAACACGATGACGTAATAAGAAAGGTTCAAGGTTATGTCTAAAAACTATGTAAGTAAAACAGCTGTTGTGTTTTCTTGTGCACACTGCGACCCTTCTATTAATAACGATAGGTTCAGTCTACTTGGTAGCTTTCTTTATGACATCAAGCCTGACTACGTTGTAGACTTAGGTGACGGTGCCGACATGAGATCCCTCAATTCATTTGATACACGCAGCCCAGAAGCTATCGTCAGTCAGAGTTATGAGGCAGACATAGAACAATACAACGAAGCTCAAGATCGTTTACGTTGGAAGTTCAGACATCATAAGCGCAAGCGTCCAGCCTTCTATGGGTTTGAGGGTAACCATGAGAACCGTATTAAGAAAGCTTTGAAGAGTGACCCACGTCTGGAGGGTTCTAAGTACGGCATATCCTTCAGTCACCTACAAAATAACCACTGGTTTGATGAGTACCATGAGTACCATAACTCAGCGCCAGCTATCCATGACTACGATGGTGTGTCCTACGCTCACTTCTTTAGTGCTGGTAATTTTGGCACAGCCATGAGTGGAATGCACCACGCAAATTCCTTACTTGCTAACAGGTTTAAGAGTTCAACCTGTGGTCATTCACACAAGAGAGACCTGAAGTTCAAGGATGCAGCTGGTGCTATAGGCCTAGTAGCTGGTTGTTTTAAAGGTGCAGACGAGGCCTGGGCTGGGCAAGCTAACCTTGACTGGTGGTCTGGGGTAGTAGTCAAGAGAGAAATACATAATGGCTTCTATGAACCAGAGTTTATTTCTTTAGCCTCACTGCAAAAAGAATACGGTTGACACTGCTATGAAAAATAATATAACTAGGAGTTTCTGACAATGAAATTTGAGGCCAGAATTGTTTTGGAGGTAGACCCTGAAGCTAACTTCTTAGAAGTATCTGACACTAATTCTTGTGTAGAAATTCTAGAGTTACTTGAGAATTTAATTTATGACACCGATGATATATTCATCCTAAACTGTGAGGTAAACACACATGACTAAACTTATTATTGAAGACAACGAGTACGACACGGAAGACTTAACGGAAGAACAGACTGCTATTGTTAACATACTGAACCTAGGTCAGAACTCTATTAATCTACTCAATCACATTCTTGAGTGTACAAAGGCTATCCACCAGATGAAGTTTGGAGAATTAAAGACTTCTTTAGATGATGAGCCTGATGATAAATGATGTTGATCTTGAGGCTATGGGTTACTACCACATGATAGACGGTAGTAGGCATAGCCTTGACCCCTTCAAGCAGTATAGCGAATGGGTTGAGGCTAAGATTATAACCAAGGGTCATGACAGGCTAGTCGAGAATACCCTTGGACTTGTTGGTGAGGCAGGAGAAGTCGCTGAAAAGATTAAGAAACTTATTCGTGACAAAGACAAGTTTACTGCAGACGACATTGCTAAAGAATTAGGTGATGTAATTTTCTACGCTACTAGCCTTGGTAATATCTTTAATCATGACTTAGGATCTATTATCAGAATGAACGTAGAGAAGTTAGACAGTCGTCAAGAACGTGGCGTATTACAGGGATCAGGGGACAACAGATGAGTAACTATTTACCTACCGACTACCAATCATTTATACACAAGTCACGCTATGCACGTTGGCTAGACAAAGAAGGAAGGCGTGAGACTTGGGGTGAGACAGTATCACGCTACATGGATAACATTGTGTATCCTCTGGCTGGTAAAGACTCTTACGTCAAAGACATTGAGCAAGCCATACTAAGCCTAGAGGTTATGCCTTCTATGCGTAGCCTCATGACAGCTGGTCCTGCAGCTATGAGAGATAACATTAGTATGTACAACTGCTCTTACATAGCTGTAGATAACATAGTATCTTTTGATGAAGCTATGCACGTTCTTATGTGCGGTACTGGTGTAGGCTTCTCTGTCGAGAGACAGTACGTTCAGAAACTACCTGAAGTACCTGAGTTGTTTGTGAGTGATACTACAATCGTTGTAAAGGACAGCAAGGAAGGTTGGTCTAAGGCTCTCCGTCAATTGATTGCACTCTTGTACAGCGGTGAGATTGCACAGTGGGATGTGGGTTTGGTACGTCCAGCTGGTGCGAGGCTCAAGACATTCGGAGGTAGGGCATCAGGCCCAGCGCCACTGATCGACTTGTTTAACTTTACAATTAAAACATTTAAGGATGCACAGGGGCGAAAGCTCTCATCTATAGAGTGTCACGACATCATGTGTAAGATAGGTGAGGTAGTAGTCGTAGGTGGTGTACGTCGTAGTGCTATGATTTCATTGAGTAATCTGTCTGACGATAAGATGCGACACGCTAAGTCAGGTGCATGGTGGGAGAACAATCCACATAGAGCACTAGCTAACAACTCTGTGGCATACTCTGAGAAGCCTGACAGTCTATCATTCATGCGTGAGTGGACGGCACTGGTTGAGTCAGGCTCAGGTGAGCGTGGTATCTTCAACCGTGAGGCAGCTAAGAAGCAAGCAGCTAAGAATGGTAGGCGTGATGCAGACCATGACTTTGGTACAAATCCTTGCAGCGAGATCATATTACGCAGTGGTCAGGTGTGCAATTTAACGGAGTGTGTAGTACGTGCGACAGATAATCTTGCAGACCTTGAAAGAAAAGTTCGTATCGCTACGATCTTGGGTACTATTCAATCTACCTTCACGAAGTTCCCTTACTTGCGAAAACTGTGGCAGCGAAATACCGAAGAGGAACGCCTGTTGGGTGTGTCACTCACGGGGATAATGGACAACCCACTACTTACAACAGCTAACTCAGGCCTGGATCAAACACTTGAGCACCTACGTTCTATTGCTGTCTCGACTAATGCTGAGTGGGCTAAGCGTCTTGGCATCCCTGCCTCTACTGCAATCTCGTGTGTTAAGCCGTCAGGAACGGTATCACAATTGGTGAATAGCGCATCGGGCATACACTCTCGCCACTCGCCCTACTACATCCGTACTGTACGTGGTGATAACAAAGACCCACTTACACAGTTTATGATGGATCAAGGCATACCCCATGAACCAGACGTAATGAAGCCAGACCAGACTACTGTGTTTAGTTTCCCTCAGAAGGCTCCAGACGGTGCGGTATGTACCAAAGATACTACTGCCATAGATCAGCTAAAGATGTGGCTAATGTATCAACGGCATTGGTGCGAACATAAACCTAGCGTAACTATAAATGTACGTCCAGACGAATGGCTTTCTGTAGGAGCTTTTGTATACGAGCACTTTGATGAGATGTCAGGCGTTTCGTTCCTTCCATTCCATGAGCATACATATCAGCAAGCACCTTACCAAGACTGTAGTAAGACTGACTACGATACCTTGCTGTCTTGTATGCCAAGCTCAATTGATTGGGAGAAACTATCTGAGTATGAGCAAGAAGATAATACAGCAGGTAGTCAAACATTAGCGTGTTCTGGCGACAGCTGTGAAATTGTAGACCTAACTTAAGGAGAGTATCCTATGGCTTATGTTAAAAGAAATGCTCAGTCCTACCTTGAGGGTACGTCAGCAGAGCAAGAGTTCGCAGCACTAAGAGGTGACAACTTTGTACGTAAGTCCACCAAGGACGAAGACATAAACGAACACTGGGACTTACTAGACAAAGAGTTTGGACGGGTAGACGTTAAGGCAGCTAAACGTTTCTCTCGTTCAAGCGAGGTAACCTACACTATCTGGTGGGAACTAAAGACTGTGAAGAGGCCACCCGACTGGCAACCAGCTAAGGGGTGGGGTGTTCCTAATGGTATCAATAGATTTATTGCAGTCAGAGGTGAGAAAGCTTTCTACTTGATAGATCCTGACAACATCTACTTAGATCTACAGAAGAGGTGTACTGAGTACTACAAGGGTGACTTTGGTTTGTATGGTAGGCAAGATCGTGGAGACCTTATGACTATACTACCACTCGACTACGTAAAGGAAAACTCTAAACACGTTGTCCCTGTCTATTGACACAGCTACACTAAGGTAGTACAATTGCTTTTAATATGGAGGAATATCTTTAATGAAAAAGAAGTACGGTATCTGTAGTGTTTGTGATAGTTACTTACAGGAAGACTCTGTATGTCCTGAATGCGACATTGATATAACTCCTGTCTTTGACCCAGTAGAAAAACCTTATCACTACAACCACACCGATGGTATAGAATGTATTGATTATATAAGGCAGGTCTTAGGTGTCGATGGTTTCATAGCCTACTGTCGTGGTAATGTAATGAAGTATAATCATCGTGCCTTCTACAAGGGTAACCCAACAGAGGACATGAACAAAGCTGCATGGTATCTTAACCAAGCTAACTTAGCTCTTAAAGAAAAACATAAGTAGCATGACAGAACTAGACAAAAAGAAAACCCTTGAGCAGGAAGCGCAAGAGTTTATTAAGACTAATATAGAAGGTGTTCCTCTACCCTTTGTACAGTTAGAGGATTACTATGCTGGTTGTGCACTGTCTGGTTTACTAGCATCTGGTAAGTACTCAAGCTCAGACGACATAGTAGACGAAGCTTACAGGTACAGTAGTCGAATGATTAGTAACAAGAAATAATAAAAGACTTAACCCCCAGCTAAACACTGGGGGTTTTCTTTATCATCTTTCAACTATGTCAAAGTCTTCTCCCTCAGCCTCAGCTCTTATTTGCTTTGCTCTGTTCATAATAACCATACGCCTGTTCAACTCTTCAAGTATGTCCTCTGAATCAGCTAGATACTCTTCTGATGTAGTAAAACCAAGTGTTTCAGCAGCCATATTAAATATTTCTGCGCCTACTTCCTTACGTTTTAGCAAGTAGTTATTACGTATAAAACCTCTAGCTTGTATTGGTTTATTAACCATCATTTCTTGAAAGCCTTCAGTTATTACTTCTTTCTTTTGACCAATAAAAGATTTTACAAAACCTTCTAAAGCTTTCTTCTTAATAGAACTAGCTCTGTCACCTAGACTTTCATCAGATGACATTTCGTCGTAGGTATTATTGTTTCCAAATGAAATTTCTGCGTCCTTCCTCCACGCTTCAAATGCTTTAGGTAGAGACTTAGACAACTCATACCTAAGAACATAATCAATAGTGGAATTAGTAGCTGTTCTATTACTATACATTTCATACTCTTCTATGTACAGTTTGTTCATCTCACGCTGTAGGCCTGTCATAGGTGGGTTCTGCTGGAAGCCAGAGAACTGCTTAAGCAATGGGTTCATCTTACCTATAGGTGATGAGTTAAAAGGTGAGTAGTAACTGATGTCGTTCTCAGGGTTTCCTGTGAATGACTGTGTATACTGTTGAGTATCTAAGTCCACCATAAACCTTGAGGCTTGTCCAGCTAGTACTTGGAAGCTACCTCTTTCACCCTTCATACTTTTGGGTAATTCTTCACCTGTTGTTGCATCTTTTGCTTTCCTGTTTTCAAACGGTCCTATACCCTCAATGTCTCTTACGTATGGTGTACCAGCTGACTCATAAGAGAACTGACCCGCAATATCTCTTGCTAGTGTTCCAGGGTAGGTGAAGGTAGCAGCTACGTTACCAAGTAGTTTCTGCAAGTTATCTGTAAAGTCTCCAGCTTGGGCTGACTTATATAGTTCCTTAGCCAGTGATGCATCTACCCCTAGGTCTCCTAAACCACCAAGAACTTCTAAACTTTCGAACAGAGCTTTACTATAAGAAGGCATGTTTAATCCTGCAGAGTACCGATAGGATAAGTCACCTAAGAACATAGGTGCAATCAGAAAACCAGCTGACGGTGCAAGGTCAGCATCACCACCTACTGCTGTTTCGATGGAGCCGTAGTCTACCTCCCCCTTCTTATCTTTAGCAATCTGGTAGCCCAAACCAAGCAATACAGTACCTGTAAGCTGTCTGACCATTCTATCTTCATTTGACTTGAATGCATCACCACCAATATTTATACCTGCCTTCTTTAGTGCTGGTACAACAGCACCCAGTATAGGTGTGTAGTCTGCTATCATCTCTATGTGGTTAGCTACATAACGGGGGAAGGGTAGACCTATAACTGCAGAAACAATAAAAGGATACTTCTGGTTCCAAGAGGATACCTTCCTAGCTCCTTGAC